GTCTTCGAAAATTCTCCGGAGGGTTATTTTTGAATTCGTTTTAGCTATTTCTGGGGATGTACCAGGTTCACTACTCTATCTCCTTTCAAGTGTGCTGGTTTTTTCTCCTTTTCCATGGATATTGTTCATAAAAGTACTGCTAAACTTGGTACATTCTCAGAAATAGTTAGACAAAAGTTTGTTAAAAGTACAAGATAAGGAGGTGGCAGGATGATAAAACATGGAAAAAATTTGTCTAAATCTTCTGGATCTAAGCCTTTCCGTCCTGCCTTAACTCCGGACGCTAGGGAGAGCCAGATGATTTCTCTCGCTATGGATTTAGTCGAGGAACGACTGCGCAATGGCACAGCATCTTCCGCTGAGACTACACATTTTTTAAAGCTTGCCTCTAGTAAGGAAAGGCTTGAAATGGAAATAATGGAGGAACAAAAACAGTTGCTGTCGGCAAAAAAGGAAAGTCTGGATTCTTCAAAGAGAGTTGAGGCTATGTACGATGAGGCTATGAAAGCTATGCGGAGTTATTCCGGCAATCAATCTAGTCAACAAGATATTTTTTATCAAGGTGATAAGAATGATTAAACGAAGTTACTCAGAATTAATACAATTCTCTTCATTTGAAGATCGATTTAGATATTTGAAACTTAAAGGAGACATCGGACAGTCCACATTTGGTTTTGATAGATATTTGAATCAGAAGTTCTATAAATCAATTGAATGGAAGCGTATTCGGGACTTTGTGATAGTTCGCGATCAAGGGTGTGATTTAGGATGTATTGATAAGCCAATTTTTGGAAAAATATTAGTGCATCATATGAATCCAGTATTAATAGAAGATTTAAAGAATGATCGGATAGATATTCTTAATCCAGACTATCTAATCTCGGTGTCCATGGATACTCACAATGCAATACATTATGGAGATGAAAAGATATTCAATAAATATTCATTTCGAGAACGAACTAAAAATGATACTATATTATGGAGGAATAAATAATGGAGTCGAATGAAAAAACAAATTATGTTTATGGTGTTGTTGTAGATGTCGATTTTCTTCGTTTTAGAGAAAAAGCGAATTTAGGAAGCAATGTTTTGGACCTTATTCCAAGCGGAGCTACAGTAATAGTCCATAAGAGTTATCCAAATAAATTATTTTATAAAGTCGAACACAATGGGCAAGTTGGATATTGTGTAAAAACTTTTATTAAATTAATTGAAAAATAAAAGAAAGGAGTGCTGTCATGGCAAATACTGTAATAGACGAGAGTATACTTAACTCTATAAAAAAATTACTTGGTATAAATACAGACGAAACAGTATTTGACCAAGATATTGCATTACATATTAATTCAATATTTGCAAACCTAGTGCAAATGGGCGTCGGTCCTTCTAATGGATATATGATTACTAGCGTTGAGAATAAATGGTCGGATTTTTGTGGAGATGACTTGCTGTTATTAAATAATGTTAAAACTTATACATATTTGAAAGTTAAATTATTGTTTGATCCGCCGCAATCATCCTCTTTATTAGAGGCTATAAATTCTCAGATAAAAGAAATTGAATGGCGAATGTATGTTCAGAATGGAGGATATTAAGTATGAATGACTATTTAAATACTAAGGAATTATATCATCATGGTATTAAAGGCATGCGATGGGGAATTATACGAAAAGAGTACCATCAATCGCAAAAAGAACGCGCCGCTAAAAAAGAAGCAAGCACTGCAGGGATTGCAGCAGGGGCAGCGCTCGGAGGGGTTGCTGGACTTGGTCTAAGCTTTCTTTTAAATAAATCCAAAGTATTCAAAAAAAAAGATGGAATATTCAAAGAAGTTGGCACTGGAGAAACGTATGCGCATTCTATGGCCTCTGTTGGGAAGAGAGCCATTGGGCTTGCATTTGTTGGCGGAATGCTTGGAAGAAGAATCGGAAAATATAATGCTATGAAAAAATCACAGCAAGAACGAGAAAGAGAAGCCGCATTTGATAATTTTATAAATGCTCGAGAGCGTTTCCCAATGAATTCAAACCAAGTTTCACATTCAGGCATTAAAGGCATGAAATGGGGCGTTCGTCGATATCAAAATGAAGATGGTACTCTTACTGAAGAAGGAAAAAAGAGGTATCAAGATCAACCTGAACAAGAAGAATCCAAAAAGAAACAAGATCAACCTAAACAAGAAGAATCCAAAAAGAAACAAGATCAACTTAAACAAGAAGAATCCAAAAAGAAACAAGATCAACTTAAACAAGAAGAATCCAAAAAGAAACAAGATCAACCTAAACAAGAAGAATCCAAAAAGAAACAAGATCCTCAAGAAAAATATGTTGGGGCTAGCATGTCAATAGCAAAAAGTGCCTCGGATATTGCAAAAACTGCAGCTGGCGCTATTGATATGTCGCGAGGAAGCAAAACCATTCGTCGGGACTATTCTTGGATGACTGATCAACAACTTCAGGCTAGAATTAATCGTTTAAATCTTGAACGTACTTATGGAGATCTTTCAGGCGAAACAAAATATGTTAAAACTGGAAAAGAAAAAGCTCGCGAAATTCTTCAAACATTAGGTGCTAGTCTTGCAATTGGTTATAGTGCACTCCAAATTTATAAAGAGATTCACAATATGATGAAAAAAAATAATTAAAGAATTCAAATAAGAGGTTAAATTTATGTCCCTTTCTAATACGGCTGTGCCGAAATACTATGGCCGTTTTAGAGATGCGGTCATAAATGGAGATATTCCTGTTTGTAAAGAAATCTCTATGGAAATGAATCGCATAGATCAATTAATCGCAAATCCTGGAGTATATTATGATAGCGATGCTGTTGAAGGATTTATACGATATTGCGAAAATGAGTTGACTTTAACTGACGGTAGCGATTTACATTTATTGGATACTTTTAAACTCTGGGCAGAACAAATATTTGGTTGGTATTATTTTGTTGAAAGAACAATATTTGTTCCTAATCCAGATAATCATGGCGGACATTATGAAAAACGATCTATTAAAAAACGTTTAATTAATAAACAATATTTAATAATAGCACGTGGGTCTGCCAAATCAATGTATCTTTCATGCTTGCAAAGTTATTTTCTTAATATCGATACCACGACAACATACCAAATCACAACTGCTCCAACTATGAAACAAGCCGAAGAAGTGCTAGGTCCGATTCGAACATCAATAGTTCGTGCACGAGGCCCTTTGTTTAAATTTCTTACAGAGGGTTCTTTGCAAAACACGACCGGGTCAAAAGCTGATCGAGTAAAACTAGCTTCTACAAAAAAAGGTATTGAGAATTTTTTGACAGGGTCTCTTATAGAAATAAGACCTATGAGTATAGATAAACTTCAAGGTCTTAGAAATAAGGTAGGAACCGTTGACGAATGGCTTTCTGGTGATACCTCAGAAGATGTCATTGGCGCAATTGAACAAGGTGCTAGTAAAGTAGATGATTACTTGATTGTGGCGGTTTCTTCAGAGGGCACCGTTCGAAATGGTGTTGGCGATACAATCAAAATGGAATTGATGTCAATTCTTAAAGGAGAATACGTTAATCCACATGTTTCGATTTGGTATTACAAATTAGATTCTATCGACGAAGTCGCACATCCAGATTTATGGGTTAAGGCAAATCCGAATCTTGGAAAAACAGTGTCTTATGAAACATATCAGTTAGATGTAGAAAGAGCTGAAAAAGCTCCTGCTTCTAGGAATGATATTTTAGCAAAAAGATTTGGTATTCCAATGGAAGGTTACACATATTATTTTACTTATGAAGAAACTCTTCCGCATAATAAACGTGAATATTGGGGAATGCCGTGTGCTTTAGGCGCAGACCTTTCGCAAGGGAATGACTTTTGTGCATTTACATTTTTATTTCCGATTTCAGATGGTACTTTTGGAATAAAAGTTAGAAGCTATATAAGTTCATCTACTTTTGATAAATTACCAGCTGCGATGAGATTAAAATATGAAGAATTTATGAATGAAGGCTCATTAATTGTTTTAGAAGGAACTATTTTAGATATGATGCAAGTTTATGATGACTTAGATAAGCATATTCAAGATAGGCAATATGATGTTCGTTGTTTTGGTTTTGATCCATATAACGCTAGAGAATTTGTTGAGCGTTGGCAAAGCGAAAATGGACCTTATGGTATTGAAAAAGTTATTCAAGGAGCTAAAACAGAATCAGTTCCTCTTGGGGAATTGAAAAAATTATCTGAAAATAGAATGCTTCTGTTCGATGAAAAGCTTATGCAATTTGCAATGGGAAACTGTATAGCTCTTGAAGACACAAATGGAAATCGAAAATTATATAAAAAACGTTACGAGGCTAAAATTGATAATGTCGCAGCTATGATGGATGCATTTATTGCATATAAACTTAATAAGGAGGCGTTTGAATGAGCGATACAAAATTACCAAACCCAGAGTCTAGGGAAGAAAAACATTTAGCAAATATGTTGTCGGTTATTAATGGTGCAGAAATAGTGTATGATCCGGGCCCTCCTCAAAGCAGAGAAGAGCAATATTTAAAGCAAATTACGGAAGGATTAAGTAAAAATATTAGTGGCGGTACCGACATCGAAGTGATAAACGCCACGGCAAATGACAATGATACACTCACTTTGGAAAAAGAAATAACCAAAGTACCGACAATAATTCGACATACCTTTGGCGATTTTTTGATAGTATCAAACCTTACAGATGATGACGGTAGTATCATATGGGGTGGAATTATTACTTCGTATTTAAATGGCTTTTCAAGCATTATGGCAAAAGGAACGATCGCAATTATTTCTACAGACCCATTTCAAGACAAGCTCGTAAGTGGGACGAACATCAAGACCATAAACGGGAATTCCATCCTGGGAAGCGGCGATTTGACCATCAAGGCAAGCAACGAAGCGACCGCTTTGACGAACGAAGACTTGAACGATTTGACGATGGACGGCGCTTCCTATTACGCAAGCGGTTCGAACGCGGTCACAAATAAACCGACGGGCATAGACGCTTTCGGTTTGGTTGTCAGACGCACCGCAAGCGGATACTATGCGCAATACCTTACCGGTGCAAATCAAAGTACGAATTCCATTTACGTCAGAACCTATAAATCCGGAACGTGGACGGCGTGGACAAAATTACTGGATAATCAATCGGAATCAACTTTGTTAGATAAATTTGCAGAATACGCACAATTAGCATCAGATAATACCTTTTCTGGAAATAATGTTTTTAAAAACGGAACTGTCTCTGTTGAAGATACTACGTCAACGGCGGATACTACTACATACCATGGCAACCATATTCATAGAATACGTAGAAACAAAGCCGATAAAACAACATCATCATGGGATTTTCAGCTTCCGTCTGCGAATGGCACACTTGCCACAAAAGAAGATATAGAATCTGTATACGCTAAAAAAACCGATTTAAATGCGTATGCAACAAATGCTACGCTTGCACAGAAAATTCCAGATCCCCCATCAGCAAATGGTACGTATATATATAAAGCCATTCGATCTGATTCTGGTGTGACTTTTGAATGGGTTCTTGAATCTTGATATGTAGGGGAAAATTCAAAATGAGTTTTTTAGATAGACTGAAGCATGCTTGGAATGCATTCGCTTCGAATGGAGGAAATGATCCTCCTTTTTATGGATATTATCAACCTAGGGAATTTTTAGGAAGCGCGTCAACATATAGACCAGATCGAATATATTTGACTCGTGGGCAGGAACGTTCTATTGTTAGTACAGTGTATAATAGAATCGCCTTGGATGTTAGTGGAATTGATATTCGGCATGTAAAAGTCGATGGCAATGAAAGATATGAATCTATTATGGATTCATCATTAAATAACTGCTTATCCATAGAGGCAAATAAAGATCAAACTTCTAGATTTTTTTTGCAAGACATTGTTATGTCAATGTGCGATGAGGGGTGCGTTGCTATTGTCCCGGTAGATACTTCTATTGATCCATCAAAATCATCATATGAAATACTTACAATGAGAGTTGGAAAGATAGTTCAATGGTATCCAGATTATATTACTGTTGAAGTATATAATGACCATACGGGACTAAAAGAGCAAATCACAGTTCCGAAAAGCACTACTGGAATTGTTGAAAACCCTTTATATGCAGTAATGAATGAACCTAATTCAGTATTGCAACGTTTAATTAATAAGTTCAATCTTCTTGACGCTATAGATGCGCAAACTGGATCGGGAAAACTAGATCTTATTGTGCAGCTTCCTTACGTCATAAAGACTGACGCACGTCGTGATCAGGCCGAACAACGTCGTGCAGATATTGAGAGACAGCTATCGTCCTCAAAATATGGTATTGCTTATACTGACGGAACAGAAAAAATAACACAGTTGAATCGTCCTGTTGAAAACAATTTAATGACTCAAATTCAATTCTTAACGAGTATGCTTTATAGCCAGTTAGGGATTACGGAAAGTGTTTTGAATGGTACTGCAGATGAAAAAACTATGTTAAATTATATGAACCGTACAGTTAAACCAATTATTAGAGCAATTACTGAAGAAATGACCAGGAAATTCCTGACTAAAACAGGACGAACACAAGGACAAAGAATAATGTATTTTAATAATCCATTTGATCTTATTCCAGTGACAAGTCTTGCGGATATTGCAGATAAATTTACGAGAAATGAAATAATGTCTCCAAATGAAATGCGTCAAGTAGTTGGGTTAAAACCTGTTCAAGATGCCAAGGCCGATGAATTACGAAATCGTAATTTAAATGAACAAGTCAATGCGGCAGTAGCAAATACGCAAGAAAATGATAGCAATCTTTCTGGCGAAGAAAATACTACTGATGATGACAAAGATATATTATATGTTCCATGATGGAAGCAGGAGGAAAATTCAAAATGGTAAAACCTGAAAAGTATGATTTTAGCGGGTGGGCCACTAAGAATAATATTCGCTGTTCGGATGGACGTACTATCAAACCAAATGCTTTTGCAGAGCAGGATGGAATGACAGTACCCTTAGTGTGGAATCATAATCATGCTGATGCTGATAATGTGCTTGGTCATGCTATTCTTGAAAATAGAGATCAAGGCGTATATGCATACTGTTTTCTCAATAATACTGAGCAAGGCAATAATGCTAAAGAGCTTGTATCGCATGGTGATATTTGCGCATTGTCCATTTTTGCCAATCAATTAAGGCAGAACGGCGGCGAAGTTATTCATGGTGCTATCCGAGAAGTTAGTCTTGTCTTAGCTGGAGCTAATCCAGGTGCAAAAATAGAAAATATTATAGCACATGGAGATGGAAATGAAGATGAGGCCATCATTTATAATAGCAATGATGAATTAGATTTGCAGCATTCCGAGGAGAGTAAAAAAATGGAAGAAAACAAAAAAGTTGAAGAGACTGAAGAAAAGTCTGAAAAAACTGTGAAAGATGTCATTGATAGTATGAGCGAAGAGCAAAAAAATGTTATGTATGCTCTTATTGGCGAAGCTATCGAGCAAACTAAGAATGAGCAAAATGAAAAAAGCAATGAGGAGGAATCAAAAATGAAACATAATGCTTTTGAAAACGAAAATAAAAATGATCAAGAAGCTTTGTCCCACGCCGAATTTAATGAGTATATTAAGGAAGCTCGCGATAATGGTAAGTCGCTAAAGAATACTTTCTTATCTCATGGTGTGAAAGATGCAGAATACCTTGCGCATAGTATTACTAATGTTGGAAATCTTTTCCCTGAAGCGCAACTAGTCAATAAAACTCCAGAACTTGTGTCTCGTGACATGGAATGGGTTAGCAACGTTATGGGCGCTGTTAAGCATACTCCATTCAGTCGTATTAAATCTACATACGCCAATATCACTGCTGATGAAGCCCGTGCAAAAGGTTATGTGAAAGGCAAACAAAAAGTTGAGGAAGTCATTACTGCATTAAAGAGAACGACCGATCCGCAAACAGTTTATAAACTTCAAAAGATGGATCGTGATGACGTTATCGATATTACTGATTTCGATGTTGTTGCTTGGATTAAAGGCGAGATGCGCATCATGCTCAATGAAGAACTTGCGCGTGCTATTCTTGTTGGCGATGGCCGTGAGAGTTCTTCTAACGATAAGATCAATCCTCTTCACATTCGTCCAGTTCTTGGTGATGAAGCTACTTACACTATCAAACGTTCGCTTGTTCGTGCTGATAAGGAAACTGATGAAGCTTTTGCTAGAGATTTTATTGAAGATGTTATTAAGTCTCGCAAGGATTATAAAGGTTCTGGCAATCCCACGCTTTACACTACGGAAGACATGCTTACCAATATGCTTTTGATAAAAGATAGCACTGGGCGTTATATTTATGAAAATGTCGAAAAGCTCAAAACCACGCTTCGTGTTAAAGACATTATCGCTGTTCCTGTTATGGAAAATGTGTCTCGTAAAGATGGTGACACTACGACGTATAATTTAATGGGTATTCTTGTCAACCTCAATGACTATAATATCGGTGCTGATAAAGGCGGAGCCGTTAATATGTTTGATGACTTTGACATTAACTACAATAAGTATGAATATCTTATTGAAACTCGTTGTTCTGGCGCACTTGTCAAGCCATATTCTGCTATTTCATTTGAAGAAAAAGTTACTACTGCTGTGGTTGGTGGCTAGTTTCTAAAAAAAATCAAAATGGCAAAATTTCATGGTAAACTTGGTTACGGTATTACTGGTGAAACTAAGCCGGGAGTATGGGTTGACCGAGTAATAGAAAAAGATATTGTTGGCGATTTTGTAAAAAATACTAGACAACTCGAGAATTCCGGAGGGGTTAATGATAATATAAATATTAATAATAGTATTAGTATTGTCGCAGACCCTTATGTTACTGAAAATTTTCATTTGATTAAATATGTGAAATTCATGGGTACTGCATGGAAGGTTAAAACTGCCGAAGTGCAATACCCACGAATTATTTTGACTCTGGGAGGCGAATACAATGGCGAGCAGGCTTGAATTGCATGAAGAACTTGTTAAAGCTCTTGGCTCTAGAAATGTGTATTTTCAACCGCCAGAATCAATAAAGATGAAATATCCGGCTATTGTATATGAACGTAATGATATAAAAAATAAGCACGGTGATGATGATATATATCTTCAGTGCTATCAATATAAAGTTACGGTGATCGATTACGATCCGGATAGCGAAATCATTAAACGTATATCAAGAATTAAAATGTCAAGATTTAATCGTCATTTTGTTTCCGACGGTCTGAATCATGATGTGTTTACCATTTACAATTAATATAGGAGGATATAAAAATGGCTAAATTAGTTTGGGACAAAGCTGGCGAGCATGTTTATGAAACTGGCGTGTCCAAAGGTGTTCTTTATGTTATGAGTGATGCCGGCACTTATGGCGATGGCGTTGCTTGGAACGGTTTATCTTCTGTTTCCGAAAGTCCAACTGGAGCGGAAGTGTCTGCGATTTATGCCGACAACATCAAATATCTTAATTTGATTTCTCGAGAAGAATTCGAAGGTACTATTGAAGCATATACGTATCCAGATGAATTTATGGAATGCGATGGTTCTGCTTCTCTTGCTAAAGGCTTTACCGTTGGTCAGCAAAAGCGCAAGACGTTCGCATTCTGCTATCAAACCAAGGTCGGCAATGATGTCAATTCTGAGGCTGGTTATAAGATTCATATCATTTACGGGGCTCTTGCGCAGCCGAGCGAACGTTCTTACGAAACAGTCAATGATAGCCCGGAAGCTATGACTTTCTCTTGGAGCATCACTACGACTCCAGTCGAAGTTACTGGTCTTCAACCCACGGCGCATATTGAGCTCGATTCGACTAAAGTCCCAGCTGCCAAACTTAAAGCGGTTGAAGACAAACTTTATGGTGCTGATGGTGAAGATGGAAAACCAACTTTGTTAATGCCAGATGCGATTCTTGCTCTTGTCAAGGACGAGGCTGTAGGCGGTTAATAAATTTGTTACAAAAATTCAAAATGGTTAATAAAGGAGAATAATTATGTTAAAGAAAACGATTACTTATACCGATTATAATGGCGTCGAAAGAACCGAAGATTTTTATTTCAATCTTTCCAAAGCAGAAATTGCTGAAATGGAACTTGAGATTCCTGGTGGCATGACCGCTCTCATTGATAGAATCACCAAGACCAAAGACACCCCTTCTTTGGTTAAAATGTTCAAAGATCTTATTCTTAGAGCATATGGCGAAAAGAGCGATGATGGCCGTCGTTTCATCAAATCTAAGGAATTAAAGGAAAGTTTTGAACAAACTGAAGCCTATTCTGAATTATTTATGGAGCTTGCGTCTAATGCTGACGCTGCTTCTGAATTTATTAATGGAATCACTCCAAAAGTTCCAGAATCTGCTAAGAAAGCGATCGAGAAGAAAAATTAACATATGACGAAAGGAGGCTAAAGCAATGCTTACTATAACAATTCCTGCAAAAGAAGGTTGGGACGAAAGCACCCAAGAATTTGTACATACAAAAGAGCAGACCTTGTGCTTAGAGCATTCTTTAGTCTCTCTTTCAAAGTGGGAATCTAAGTATCATAAATCTTTCATTGGTACTGAGAATAAAACTCCGGAAGAGTTGCTCTATTATATACAATGTATGACGATCACTCAAAACGTTGATCCAAAAACATATAGTTTGCTTGGCCAGAAGGAATTGGAAGAAATAAATAACTATATCACCGATTCTAGAACTGCTACTTGGTTTACCGAACCTAAAACAGGCACTGCTACTACTGGGAGAACAAAAACTGAAACCGTCACAAGTGAACTTATCTATTACTGGATGATATCCTTTCAAATACCATTTGAATGCCAAAGATGGCATTTGAATAGACTTCTTACTTTAATAAGAGTATGTAAGATAAAAGAGCAACAAAATGGTAAATCAGGCAAAATGTCTAAGCGAGATATCTTATCGCAAAATGCGGCATTGAATGCTGCTCGTCGTAGTCGAATGCATAGCAAAGGATAAATAAATGCCTATTAAAGTTAAAGTGTTGGGAAGTTTTAATAGAACTGAAAAGTACTTTAATTCCGCTCTCCACATGATCGATTTACCAAAAATAGAAAAAATAGCTGAAAAAGCAGTGCAAAAATTTGCTGCCGCAACTCCTAAGAAATCAAATTTGACTGCAGATTCTTGGGGGTATGAAATAATTCAAAATGGAAAAGGTTTTTCTTTGATTTTTACAAATAGTAATGTTAAAAATGGAGTTAACATTGCTTTGGTTATTGATTCGGGTCATGCTACTCCCGAAGGCAAATGGATTCGTGGTGAAAAATATTTAGACAAAACCACAGAAGAAATATATAACGATATTTTGAACGAAACATGGGAGGAGTTGAAGAACTTATGAGCGATATTGATAAGCGCGTAGTTCAGATGGACTTTGATAATAAAAAGTTTGAAAGAAATGTCAAAGAAAGTACTGAATCTATCGGAAAATTAAAGAAAAGTTTAAACTTCGACGGTGTTTCTAACAGCATTGATCAAGTTAGTGTAAAAATTAAAGCTTTAGAAGTGATGACTACTACCACATTAGTCAACATTACTAATAGAATTACTAATCTTGGAATTCAAATGATTAAGTCTCTTTCTGTGGATAATATATCTGCAGGATGGGCTAAATATGGGCAAAAGACTGTCTCTGTTGCTACAATGATGGCACAGAACTTTAAAATAGCTGGAAAAGAGATAACTGATGCCTCTGAAAAGATGAGCATCGTTACTGCTCAATTAGAACGTCTTAGTTGGTTTTCAGATGAAACTTCGTATACATTTACTGATATGGTTGATAATGTTGGGAAGTTTATCGCTGCTGGACAGGATTTAGACATTTCTGTTCAGGCTATGGAAGGCATTGCTACATGGGCAGCTTTGTCAGGGCAGAATGCCAGTACAGCTTCTAGAGCCATGTACCAACTTTCCCAAGCAATGGGTAAGGGTAAGATTCAATTAATCGACTATAAATCCATACAAAATGCTAATATGGATACTGTCGAATTTAGGCAAACTATATTAGATACTGCGGTTGCTTTAGGTCAATTAACTAAAGAAGGGGATAAGTTTGTAACTAAAACTGGGAAAAAATTTACTCAAACCCAATTCGCAGAAGAATTAAGCGAAGGTTGGTTTACTAGTGAAGTATTAGTAAAAGGCTTATCGAAATATTCGGCAGCCGTTGATCAAATTTATGAACTAGCTAATAAAGAAGGGTTGACTGCTTCCGAAGTTATCGAAAAATATGGTGATGAATTAGATGATTTTGGTTTAAAGGCATTTAAAGCTGCACAAGAAGCTCGAACATTTGCTGATGTATTGTCTTCCGTAAAAGATGCGGTTTCCTCCAAATGGATGACAACTTCTGAATTGATATTTGGTGATAAAAACGAATCTGTTTCTTTATGGACGGATTTGTCTAATGCCTTATATGAAGTGTTTGCCGAATCTGGAAATTTTAGAAATGAAATTTTAAAGGTATGGAAAGCTCTTGGGGGGAGAGAGGATCTATTTAAACACGGTGGAGACGACCAAGGCGCTTTTTGGAATATTTATGATGCTATAGTTAATCTTAAAAATTTGATTAAATCTGCCTGGAATACTATTTTTCCATTAAGTGAAATGGAAGATGAAAGTGCTCAAGCGAACGATATTGGAAATAAGATAAAAACTTTAACTGGAAATCTTAAAGCATTCACAAAACGGCTTCAAATGTCAGAGGCCACTTCTTTGCGTCTTAGAAAAATATTAGAAGGATTATTTTCAGTACTTAAGGGTTTCTTGGTTATATCGAAAGCGATTCTATATATTTTAGATCCAGTAATTGAATTAGGAAAACAATTAATAACGACCATAATCGACAAATTGATATCCTTGTTTGGCAAAGTAAATATAAATGGCAATAAGCTCATTAAACTTTCTAATAAATTGCATGCTGCACTTGAAAATCTGTTTGATAGTACTATAGATTTTTCTGGAATATTTAAAACTATAATAAAAACTTTAAAGGCTATTGTTTCAGCATTAGCTAATGTATTTAAGAAAATTTCAGAGTTCATTGCATCAACTGGAATAATTGAAAAAATAATTGGAACATTGAACAATTTTTGGGAAGCATTTATTAGTGCAGCCAAAACTTTTGGTAGCATATTTAAAAATACTATATCAAAAGTGTTTGGTTCAATGAATTCATTATTTGACAAAACTGTTAAAAAAATGCAAAAACTTTCTCCAGCATTCGATAAACTAAAGAGATCTTTTCAAGGATTTATCAACACTATTAAAAAAGCGCCTTCTAGTATATCAAATTTTGTTAAATCTTTATTTGGATCAAAAATTGCTAGTAATTTAGAAAGTAAAATACTTAGGCCAACTACAAAATCTTTAAAAAAGTTCTCGAAAGCAATAGAGAGTATAAATGAAGTCTCGTCAGCTAATATTGAAAGCAAAAAGAAAGAGCTAAGTCCGATTGCTGAATTATTTTCTGGAATTGGAAAATTATTAAATGGTATAGGTATAATGGCTCAAGCTTTAGTCGTGACCATTGGAAAAATGCTCGGGTTGATCGGTGATGTTTTGAGTGGCATTGGTACTGCAGTTTTAATGGCTTATAATGGAACATTAAAATTGGAAGAATGGCAAAAAAATTTATTAATCACTTCAGTCATCTTAGGTGGAATTCTCGCTCTAGTAGCCTTAATTGGAACAAGAGTATACAATATATTTTATTCTGTTATTGCTATCGTAAAACCACTCGGAGTTTTGGTTGATTCTATATCAGGACTTATTGATAAAGCTGCACTCGCAATGATGGGTAGCTTCATTAAATCAATTAGCAATGCAGTTCTTCAATTTTCTATTAGTTTAATGATAATTGCTGGTATTGATGCAAAACGCTTGGAGCCTGCTGTTTGGACTATGCTTGCAATTTCTGCTATTATAGCAGGAATTGTTGCCGCTGTATTAGTTATTCAAAAGAAAAGCGAGCAATTAAATACAGCTATAAGAGCAGTAACAACAGTCACCAAGTCGACTGGCAAAGGCATAACCGGATGGATTAGCAATTTCAGTAGTAGTTTATCTGAAGCTAAGAAAATGGATAAGATTCGATCATTAGCGATTGTTATACAGAACTTTGGAACTGCAATGGTCAAAATAGCATTAGCTTTATATGTTATCGGGCAACTAGAATGGGGCGATATGCTGAAGGGTCTTGTTGTTATGGGAGTCGTTCTTGCAGAAATGTTCGCTTTGTCTAAATTCACAACCTCAAATGAAGTTGATGTTAAAAAAGCAATTCCAGGGACGATCCAAATGATTGCTTTAGCTATTATGATTCAATCTTTTGGAAGAGTATTAAAACAATTCGGGGCACTTGATGGAGCCGGTCTAAAAAATGTGTCAGTTGCATTCGCACTTGTATCAGGTTTTTTGCTTGGTGCAATTGGAATGTTAAGTTTGTTAAATTATATTGTTCAGCAGCAAAAAGACATGAATGCTTCTTCGAAGGTGGTTGGTCAATTAACAGCGATGTCCTTACTATTATTTTCATTTGGCCTCACTGTTAAAATGTTAGCTAGCATAAATTTTGAGAAATTATATCAAACTGTTGGAGCAATAGGACTATTTCTTATTGGTTTCGCCGGATTATCTGCTATTTTGGCTTCATCGCAGCGAATATCTAAAGGCATTTTAGCGAATATAGATATTGTTCAGGAAATGCTAGCGATGTCTTTGGTATTATTTTCTTTTGGCGTAACTGCTAAAATACTTGCTGGTATAGGATGGAATAAACTATATCAAGTTATTGGTGCAATTGGAATATTCTTTGTTGAATTTGGAGCATTAATAGCAATATTGCAGGGTGCCTCATTACTTTCTAAAGGTGCTGATAGTGCAATAACAACGGTTAAGCAAATATTAGCGATGTCTTTATTGTTATTTTCTTTTGGTGTAACTGCTAAAATGCTTGCTAGTGTAGGGTGGAATAAACTATATCAAGTTGTTGGCGCAATAGGGATATTCTTTATTGAATTCGCTGGAATGGTAGTATTGTTGCATCTTGCTGCAAAGATATCCTATGGAAATGAGCCATCAATACAACAAATGCTCGCTATGTCTTTGTTATTGTTCTCTTTTGGAATTACTGTCAAAACACTTGCCAGTATACAATGGAGTACATTAATTAATGTCACAAAAGCTATTGGTATGTTCTTTGTTGCTTTTGGCACTATGGAAATGTTACTTAGCAGTGCCGCAAAAGTGTCTGCAAATAGCAAATCCTATGGGGCAGATATGATGGCAATGGCATTATTGCTTTTCTCATTTGGCGTAACAGCTAGAATGCTTGCTAGTATAGAATGGGGTACTTTAATAAATATTGCAAAAGCAATTGGGTTAGTAATGCTAGCTTTTGGCGGCATGATCGCAATAATGAATCTTACTAATGGAAATACTGATGCGAAGTCTTCTATAGCAGCAATTATATCAATGAGTATATCATTGATTATTGTTGGAAAAGTTATTCAAGGGCTTGCTAAGTTTGCTTGGAATCAGCTTATTACTCCTATTTTAGGAATAACAGCAGTTCTTTTAACTTTTGGAATAGTTAGTAAGCAGCTTACTTCTGCCGCATCAGATATTAAAAAGGCTAGTGCATCTGCAATTTTATTAGGGTCTTTATCTGTAGTGTTAATTTCTTTTGGAGCATCTATGCTCATGGTAGCAAAAGTTCCTTGGGAGAATATATTGACAAGCTTTGTAGGAATCACAGTAATTTTAGCTGCTCTTTTGGGTTTTGAGGTTGGACTATCAAAAATAAATTATGTTAAAGTTCAATCTTCATTAAAATTATTAGTTGGTATGTCTGCCATGCTTATCTCTTTTGGAGCATCCATGCTCATGGTAGCAAAAGTTCCTTGGGAGAATATGCTTGCTTCTATCGGTGCAATTTCTTTAGTGCTTGCGGCAGTTCTAGGATTTGAAGTTATATTAAAATTGTTTAAAGTAACTAGTGGCGATTTGTTAACATCCTTACTTGGAATAGCAACATCATTGATTGCATTGTCAGCATCGCTGCTTATTATGGTAAATGTATTTAAGCAATTTGAATCGATAAGCTGGGAATCGCTTGGAAAAGGCGCTGCTGTATTGGCAGGATCATTAGTTTTATTAGGCGTTTCGGCTGCTATTTTATCGCCTGTGATAAGCGTAATATTATTACTCTCTAGTGCATTAGTACTATTAGGTGTTGGTATGTCATTGTCTGCAATGTCTATATTACTTGTTATTCATGCATTGCAAGAGCTATCTACAATGTCGGCTACTTCAATTCAGTCTACTACTGATAGTTTAAACGCATTAGCAGAGCTTATCGCATCTGCTTTATTATCTGGCCTGCAATCGTTATTTGATGGCATGACGGCACTATTGCCAAGTATATTTGATACTATTAGTGTATTCCTAGATGAAATCATTTCTTTATTAGGAGATAAAATTCCGGCAATATCTTCTTTGGCTCTAAATCTTATTGAGGATACGTTGGTAACTATTAAAGATAAATCCGCTTCGATATTTGATAGTATATTTGGGATAATTGATAATTTCTTTTCAGAATTAACAAAAGATTCTAAAATAGCTGATATTACCGAAAAAGCAGTAGATGCAATAGTTCAAGTTCTTAATGCTATTGCTAAAAAAACAGACGAATTGATAGAATCTATTTTAAATGTTCTATTATCATTAGTTACTAGCTTATTCAAGAATAGACAGTTACTGTATGATATAGTTGGACAAGTGTTGAATCTCATAATGAATTTACTTATTGAAATAGTCAAGGATGTTGTAAAATTAGCCGGGGCTATTGCAAAAGTTATGCTGATATTAATCGCGGCTGCTATTAAGGTAGTCATTGCATCGCTTGGTGGATTGGCTTCTCTATTTATAGAGTTTATTTCTGCTGTTTTATTGATTTTAGTACATACTGTAATTGGAATGACTGATGTTATTTACCAGGTATTTAAAACTATTATATACAATTTAATTGATATTTTTAATCAAGTATTAATGGATATTGGACCGATGCTTGCCGTAATGTTAAAAACTGGTTTCCAAAGCCTTTTGGCCGGCATATTAGAAGCAATTGCAATATTAATAAAAGACATTCCTGTTGTAAATGCATTGTACGATCCAATCCATAACGCTGCTGAAGATATGAAAAACTCTGTTAAAAATACGATGGATGAGTATTCTGATATTTTGCGTGGCGATAATGTACTAAAGGCCGCTAAGGATGCAACTGAAAATATTAAGTATGTGGTAAAAGAATCGACAAAGCAGATAAACGACACATTAACAGATTCTATTTCTGATATTAACGAAGCCGTGTCAGATAGTTCAAAACAGTTATCAGAAGCAATGGACGATTTTGCTAATGGATTCCAAATAGATACTAATGAAGGTCAACGCCAATCTGAAAAGGCTGGTAAAGATATCACAGATGGTTTGACAAATGGTATTGAAGAAAATACTAAAGAGGTTAAGAAGGCTGGCGCTGCTGCTGGGCAAGCAGCTGTTGATGGTGCTAGAGAAGAAACTGACACGCATTCGCCATCGCGAGTAATGTTTAAGCTTGGCCAGTATTTGGTGGACGGTCTGTCTTTAGGAATTGCTGACAAAAAAAATGAAGCAGTTGATTCAATGACTAAAATGGTTTCTCAAGCGATTAATGCAACCCAGGATACTATCGAAAATCAAAATGGAGATGACCTTACTTTAAAAGTTGGTTTAGATATTTCTGGTGTTGAGGCCAAATCAAGAAAGATTACTGATATCATGTCTGGTTTGAATAATGTTGAAGCCACTACATATGGCAAAAATGCATTGTACACTGCTAAACGACTTAAAAAATCTTCTTCTGAAGAAAAGACAGTTACTCAAGACGATCATTCGTCAACGGTAACATATAATAATGTATTCAATGTTAGCAGTACTGATCCGGAAAGATCTGCTGAAGAAATTGATAAGGCATTAAGTAGGCAAGCTGCAAAAGCGCGTCTTGCGCATGGGGCAGTATAAAAGATAGTATAACAATGGAGGAGACTTGATTATGGGGAACCTAATATTTAATAACATTTCTACTGAGGATTTGGGGCTCGTCATCCAAGCTCCTCCTACGTATACTTTTTCATCTAAGGATGCATCGACACAACATGTTCCTGGAAGAAATGGTGACATACTTATTGATAATAAATCATATAATAATGTCGATAGAACGTATTCAATCGCCTCAGTATTCCGTCCAGGCACAGAGTTTATAGCTAATTCTCAAAAAATAATTGAATGGCTAATGTCCGCAAAAGGATATTGCCGGTTAGAAGATACATACGATCCGCTTGTATTCCGTATGGCAGAGTATCATGCAAATGGTTCTCTTACGGATTATTATGGTAAAGCAACTTCGATAAACATAACATTTGATTGTAAACCTCAACGTTTTTTAAAAGGCGGAGAGAAAGCAATAGACTATTCTTCTGCAGAAATAACAATTGAAAATCCTACAAAAGAAATAGCTTTGCCATATATAACTATTTCTGGAATCACATATTCCGAAAATGATGTGGTTATGTTATCGGTCGAGAATACGGAAACATCTGAAGTAGTGTCTAATATAACAATGTCTAAAAATCCAAAAGAATCTGTAACCATCGATTCTGAGGAGCAAACTGTATTTTGTAAGGATGAAGATGGATCCATAGAAGATTTGAACAAATACGTTAATCTCAATGGATCTTCTTTCCCAAAATTTTTAGCTGGATATAATGCAGTAACTGTTGCAAAATACATCCAAAAAACTACTTTGATTGAGAATTACAACAATCTTATTAAACGCTCTCAAGTGGTTTGTGCTGCAAAGTATCAACCATATAATGCAATTATTGAATCCGAGCAAAAGAAGTATGATGTTAAATCATATAATAATCTTAAGCTTTTAAAAGAAGAATCCTATAGTTGCGAAGCATATTTAACATATTGCAATGAAAAATCTGAGAAATATACGTTTCAATCATACAATACATTGCTTCAAACATATGGACAACAATGCGCATTTATAGGAAGCAATTCTACTCTTCCGGAATGGCTTGGAATTACTAGTAATAGTGATGGAACTTTTAGTATTCATTTGAATGCCATTGATAGTGTAACAAAACTCTCTGATTCTTTATCCGGTGGATTCATTATGACCGGGTCAGATAAAAGAATTAGTTTTATTACTACTGGAAAAGCAATTGGCAATAAAAATTATAAAGAAAGCGAACTTGTTAGTATTACTTTATATCAAGCAAAACTTGGAGCAAATAATCTTCCGGAGATGATGATTCAGTACTCTGATGTTCCATCATGGTTAGAGGCGGAAATGTCTTACAACAGTAATACTATTGATGGCAGATCGCCTGATAGAATCAAATATAAGACTAAAAAATCTGGATATTACTTTGCCGAAAAGTCTGGTCTTTTTGGAAAATCAAAATGGAATTTGTATAAAGAGGACTCACCGCAAACACTTGCTGAGGTTGCATGGTCAACATGGAAAAAAGCTTTTATGCCTTCTTCGGGATTATCAAATTCAACGACAGCTCAATTTTCATATAAGTATCTTGAGAAGATTCCACAGTATGAAGATATTACTGTCGAGAAAAAAGATGCCGATGGTAATGATATTGAAGAAGTTACTAATAAAGTTCATTTTTCAATAGAGGCTTCCTCTGTAGATCTTACATCTATAACTTTTAAGGCATTGGATGATGGTTATTATAGATCCAATTCACAAAAAGTTAGCGAATTCGTATATGTTAAAGCTGGAACTAATATAGGAAATTTATCTAATATTAAAACGGATACTGCCGTGGATATTTACTATTTACAAGGAGTCCCAAATTATAGTTCGGATAAAGAGTATCCAGATTGGTTAGATCCACAACTTCTATTGGTTGCTTCTGATGCAGGTAGTGATATTAATCCTAAGTCTATTGATTTCAAGGCGAATAAGGATGCTTATTATAGTTATTCTTATAAAACTTCTTCTGGATCATTAAAACAAACTAATTGGGAGAAGCGAGCCGTCGGTCAAGCAATAGGAGTGATTTTTCCGGATACTAGAAAAGATGAAGATGCATCTATTATTCATAAAGCCGATGAGGCATATTCTATATATATGATTGAATCTCTCCCCGAGTCATTTACTTATACCGATTCTGATGGAAATGTAATAACTAATATTGGTTTCTACGATAAAGACAATAATGTATATGTAAACAATCAACCTCCAGAGTGGCTAAAAGTCAGCCTTAAAAAAGGTGCTAAAGACGATGCGTCTGAAGATCAATTGAAATTCGAAGTAGCCAAAGCCGGATACTATAAATGGGATGCCGGATTGACCTGGCTTCAATTAGATGTCGGAAAAGAGATTGTCTCGAGTTCATTGAAAGATGATACAACCATATATTATATGAGTAGTTTGCCAGAATATTTATCTTTAGAAAATGTTTCTATGAAGATTTCCGAAAGTACTACTGGTAATCCAGAAACTGTTTCTATTATTGCTAATAAAGATGGTTACTATAGAGCCAATACGGGAACTGATTGGATATTTTACCATAAAGGTGAAAATATTGCTGATGCTAAAGTCAATGAAGATTCAACTATATATTATTTAGATAAGTCTAATGAAGCTTTACAAAATGTAAAGATAACGATTATACCAAGGTGGTGGATGTTATGATTATTTTATTTGATGAAGATGAGGTTTTGTTTTCTAGTCTAGGATTAGGAACATTAAAAGATGCTATTTCATGCAAAGTAAGTGAAAGCTTAAATGATACGTATGAATTGGAGATGGACTACCCTGTCGATGGAAGCAATTTCTCGAAGATCGACATCAATAAAATAATATATTGTCGTCCAAATCCTTATTCAAACATGCAACCATTTCGGATTTATAGTATTTCAAAACCTATCAATGGGGTTGTTACAGTGTCTGCATACCATATTTCTTATGATATGAATGGAATCGCTGTCAACCCTGTCTATGGGGTAAATCTTCGAGATACTCTTGATAAAATTCAAAATGGAGCAATCGCAAATAGCAATTTTAAATTTTATACAGATACTAACTCTGGAAAAACCTTCAAAACGAACGCTCCATATAATATGCGAGCACTTATAATGGGGGGAGATGATTCTGTATTAGAGAAATACGATTGCGAGGTAAAATTTGACAAATTTAATGTACATATATTAGCACATCGAGGAACAAATCGTGGCGCTGAAGTGCGATATGCTAAGAATCTAACCGATCTTAAGCACAATATAAGTTATGATAATTTATATAATGGTGTTTATCCATATTATCATAAAGAAAGCACAACAGTTAGTAGTAGTTCCGTTTCTGATGGATTCAAACAAGTTTATATTGTCGGAACAAAACCTTATCAGGATGGGTGGCTATCTTACACGAATGGTGGTGAACCGTATCATCCGGTTGATACTTCGCCAGTTCAAATTGCGACAGAGGGCGACTACAACCAAAGAGTATTCGTGTGGAATCCGACAATTCAAAGATACGAGGAAAAACTATACAATCAAACTGTAACTCTCATTGAAGGCGTTCTTAGTCCAGATTGGATTTATATCGATTGGAGCAAAGTTCCAAATATTGTGTGCAAATCGAATGTAGATGGCTATTTTAAATCTCCAACTGATACAGAATGGTCATATAAACATAAAGATGATATAATCTTCGAGGGAAATATAGCAAAAGTCGCAAGTGACATTACTAGCAATTTAATAATTTATTACTCGGAAGTGATACCTACTGCTTCCAGTGCTACGACCGATGAAGAATCAACAATCACTCATATTGAATTAAAAGATAAGATATTGAAAATCGACACTCCAGAAGCAACGGCCATGAAGCATGACAGAATATTAATGCTCGATCTTTCTTCAGAGTTTGATGATGAAAATGCGCCAGATGAAGAAAAACTTAAAGCCAAAGCAAATGAATACATCGAAAAGAATAAGATTGGAAAATTAAAATTTGATACCGACGTGTCTTTCATTGACTTAAGTTCTACTCCAAATGGTGCAGAGTATAAAGATCTCGAAAAAGTCGAACTTGGAGATACCGTAAAAGTAATATATGAGGACCTCGGAATCGACTTAGAACTTCGAGTAATTTCTACTGAATACGATGTTATGTCTGGGGTGTATTCTAAAGTCGAACTTGGGGAAAAGTCAGATACTCTGTCGGCCACTTCAGTTCAAAATGGAGATGATGTATCTTCTTTAACCAATGATGTTGGATATACCGATGTGTCAACGGTTAATAAATTAATCGCTAAGACAGTTACTGCCGATTATATTCAAGCTAAAAATGCTAAATTAAGCACGGCGCAAATCACTGAATTAGAGACAGCTAGAATAAATTGCACCGGCATATTAGAAGCTAGTCAATTAGAATTAGATAATTTAGTGGCTAAAATGCTTACGGCAGAGAATGCTGACATTGCACATGAATTGAAAGCCGGGACAGTTACGATAGCCGGTGACATAACAATCAATTCTGGCGCAATTACCATTACGAATGGAGAGAAAGTATTTTCTGTAACTCGAGATGGGGATTTAACTGCAAATTCGGTTAGCATTACTGGCGGAAATCTGTCTATTGCGGATTCTTTTGAAGTAACCAATGAAGGAATTTTAACAGCAAATGGCGCTGATATTCAGGGGACGATTAAAGCTACTTCTGGTGAAATAGGTGGTTTTACCATTGGAGAAAGTGCCATTTATAATACGATAACTACTTTCGATGACGAATCAATCAAAGGAGTATATTTAGGTGTAGAT